GGCAATAGCTGTCGGAATCGTGTCGGGACTTGCGGCAACAGGAGCAAATCAGATTTATAAACAACTCACGAAGGAAGAGAAATGACTAAATATATCACTTACCGTGATGACGGTGTTGCTATGATTCCGTTTTTAGTTGCGGAGAGTGTAGCCACATCCCAGAAAACCAAAATCAGAAGGCTAATATGCACATTAGTATTGACCCTGTTTCTGCTGATTTTTACCAATATTCTGTGGTTACAGATATTTATACACGCATACCATGACTACAATAAACGCAACGAGCCTCACATAGAGGAAGAAGTTGAAAGCGATGAAAAATGGAAAGATGTATGATTTCGGGAAAACTTTCAAGGTCAGAGATCGAATCCCTTATCGATGAGTGGATCATCGGAAGAAATGCACAGAGAGACAGAGAGATTATAAAAAGAAGGTTGATTGACGGAATATGCTTTGAGCCGTTAGCGGAAGAGTTTGAATTATCGGTTCGACAAGTGAAGAACATCGTCTATAAAACCGAACGCATAATCTTTTCGCACATCAAAATAGAATAATTGCACGAAATATGCACGAAATTTGCCACGCAAAATGCCTCTTGACTTCATCGTCAAGGGGCTTTTTTTATTTTACCATTTCCTTAATGGAGGAAATGACAATGTGGGTAAAGTATAATCCGAACCCAACAGGCAGAAGCGTGGACGATTGCTCGATCAGAGCCGTTGCCAAGGCACTCGATATCGATTGGGAAACAGCATATATTATGATCTGCTCAAACGGACTCGCTATGGGAGATATGCCTCACGCTGATTCGGTCTGGGGTTCTGTTCTCCGGGAAAGAGGATTCTATCGCAAGACAATCCCGAATGTTTGCCCTAATTGTTATACCATGAGAATGTTTTGCAAAGATAACCCTGAAGGTGTATTTGTCCTGGGCACAGGTCATCATGTTGTAACAGTTGTTGACGGTGACTTGTATGATGCTTGGGACTCAAGTAATGAAATTCCAATATATGTTTGGTACCTGAAGAACTGAAAGGAGTAGTCAATGCCTAATTTCTTTAATCCGTATCAATATCCGCAGTATGGATATCCGATGCAAAATCAGCAAGTTCAGAATGTTCAGCCACAGCCCCAACAGCAGATCCAGAGCGGCGGCTTCTTGCAAGTTCCCAACGAGGAGTATGCGAGGAATTATCCTGTCGCACTCGGGAATAGTGTGACCTTTAAGGACGAATCCGCTCCGTATATCTATACAAAGACAATGGGTTTCTCACAGTTGGATAACCCTACCTTTGATAAGTACAGATTGGTCAAGGAAGAGCCGAAATCTGCCCAGAGCGAGCTTCCAAAAGAAGAGTCAGATACAATATCCTACGATGAATTAAAAGCCGAAATTGAAAATACCAAGAGAGAAATAAGGGACATCAGAAGAAGGGTTGAAAACCTCACCGACAGGTCGAAACCAAAGTTCAAGAAGGAGGAAGGCAATGATACCGACTAACATAATGAACATGATGGGGCGGTTCAACATCAATCCGAACGAATTGCAGAACCTTAAGACACCCGATGATGTTGCCCAATATCTGCTCAATTCGGGCAGAGTAAACCAAGCACAGGTGAACCAGGTCAAGCAGATGTGGCAGAACCCGAACATCAGACAGCAGATTTCACAGAGAATGAGATGAAATTAAGGCTGACGAGCCTTGATATACGGATTTCACAGCGTACGAGTGATATCCCTAACCTAACAAAAATTATAGGAGGAAAAAATTATGGCACTTACAGACGAAAGCGGAATGGTAATGCCTGTTGCACCTGCTTATGGCGGGGGATATGGCAACGGTGGCTTCGGCGGCTTTGGTGGCGATTGGGGTTGGATCATACTTCTTCTTCTTTTCGCCGGAGGCGGTTGGGGAAATGGTTTTGGAGGCGGTTTTGGAAATATGGCTCTTGGCTATGATTTCCCTTGGCTCCTCAACGGACAGAACAGCATCAATGCTAACACTAATAGCGGATTTCAGAACGCTATGCTCAATGATGGCATTACCTCAATTCGTGATGGCATAAACGGAATTTCAACACAGCTTTGCGGATGTTGCTCCGATATGCAGATGGCACTTGCCAACGGATTTGCGGGTGTTGAACAGGGTGCGAATGCTCGTCAGATGGCGAATATGCAGAGCATTTTCGGTGTTCAGACCGCAATTCAGAACTGCTGCTGTGAAAACAGAGAGAACATCGCTGACCTTAAGTACACCCTTGCGAGCGAGGAGTGTGCTACGAGAGCAAACGATACACAGAACACCCAGAGCATTCTCAATCTTGTTAATTCCGGCATTCAGAGCATTAAGGATCAGCTTTGCCAGGATAAGATCGATGCGAAGAACGATGAGATTTCACAGCTTCGTCAGCAGCTTAACATGGCTACCCTTCGTGAGTCACAGACCGCACAGAATGCTTTCATTCAGCAGGGATTCAGCGATGAAGTTGATCAGCTCTACAACAGACTTTCCAACTGCCCTGTTCCCTCTACACCCGTGTACGGAAGAACTCCTATCTTCACCTGCAACAGTGGATGCGGATGTAGCGGAAATGCCTTTATGAATTAAGGAGGTGTGCTATGGCAGAATATGTAACAACGAGCGATGCGTTAGTTGCCATTAATGGCACCATACCATTCAGCACGGTTTCTATCCCTTGCAACACAGGAAATGTAGTTCCTCTTGCGGTAGGGGTTCTTAATCTGAAAGGTAGCACATCCGGCAGATTCGCAAGATACAATGTAAGGGTACAGGCGAATGTTCAGATTCCCGAGGGCGGCGAGGTCACTCCCATTGCTATCGGAATCACGATAAACGGTGTGATTGTCCCCGAAAGCATAGCAATCTTCACACCACAGGCTGTTGAGGAATACGGACACATCAACACCGAGATTCCTGTTACCGTTCCTTGTGGCTGTTGTGTCTCTGTGTCGGGAATTTACTTCGATGGCACAGAAGATGACCCTGCCACCACACCAACACCTTCAATCACAGTAAGAAGAGGTGCTTCTATTACTGTTGAGAGAACAGCGTGAGAAAGGAGAACGCTATGCACAAACTGATTGATTTTGTCTGTGATGAACTCGAAGACCTGGAACGAAAGGTTGAAAGAGGTGGAAAACTGTCAATGCAGGAGGTTCAGTATATGGACACCCTTGCCCATACCAAGAAGAATCTTCTCAAATCCGAGGAGATGATGGAAGAAGGCGGTTATAGCATGGATAGAGATTATGCCTATTCTCGTGAAGGAAGAATGTATTCCAACGCAAGGATGGGCAGGGGCAGAGGCTCCAATGCTATGCGTGACAGCATGGGCAGATATTCCGGCAATCGCTATTCCCGTGATGGATATAGCACAGCAGAAGATTTCCGATCCGAACTCGAAGAACTGATGCGTGAAGCTCCGAACGAGCAGGTCAAGCAGAAGTTACAGATGATCATGACCGAAATGTAAAAATTTACCCCTGCGGGATAGTCCGTGGGGGTAATTTTGGTTTAGCAAATAGTCAAGCAAAATGGATCAAGTGTTTATGGGACATTTTTTAAAAAGTGCCGATTTTACGGGCGTTATGAACCCTTATGAACTTTAGCGAACCTAGCTATTATGAAAATCGTTATCATTAGGAATGCCGTATTTATGCCGTTTTCTTCAGTATGGTTTAGCAAATAGCCAAGCAAGACATAAAAAAGAGGAGCCGAAACCCCTCTTATGATAAAAGCTTTATTGAGTCTATCTGTCTGTTCTCTTTTTCTTTCAGTTCTTTAAGCCTGTGGGTGTAAATCTCTTTAGTTACCTTGCTGTCTCCGTGTCCTAACCTTGCCATTATCGCTTCATACGATAAACCGCTCATAACAAGTATTGAACAATGCGTATGACGGAAGATGTGCGGAGTTATCTTTCTGCCTAGGGTACCCATGGAAACTAATTCGAGATAATCGTTATAGGAACTATAATCAATACGTTTTTCGTTCGTATCTGGGAAGAACAGCTTGCCGGTATAACCTATAATCTCTTTTAATTCCCTTATTTGGTCTATACATTCCCTTAATTCGGGTTGTATGTGAATTTCTCTCTTGGATTCCAAGGACTTCGGAGAAGTCACAATCCTGTTTGTTCGGTCGTAGGTCTTGTTGATTCGGATAATGGATCCCCATACATCGGAATCTTCCAAGGCTTGAACTTCACCTATTCTCATTCCAGTTAAAACAAGAAACTTGGTTAAAAGCTTGTATCTTGGATCAGCCATAGCTGTTAAAAGCCGTTTTACCTCGGAGGTTTCAAGATATTTGTCTTGAATCCGTTCTTTTTTGGGGGTATCACGGAAGGTTGACAGTTTATCCGCAACTTCCAAGGACTTAACGAAATCGTTCCGATATGCCCACCTCCAAAAAGTCTTAATAGAATATTGGTAGTCATTCAAGGTGTGGTTGTTCTTGCCGGACTCGATGAACCTGGTTCGGATATAACCCGCAGTTATTTTGTTCATGTAGGCATCACCAAGAATTTTCTTTATCTGCTTGAAGTGCGAGTTCTCGTGAGAGTAGGTTGACGGCTTCCATTCCTTCTGCATTTCCGATAAGTAAACATCAATGGTCGGGAATAACTTAAATTCAGACTCTGACAGGCTCTTAATCTTGTCTTGCAACTCTCTGTAAGCCTCGTCACGAGCCTTTGCAGATGTGCCCGAACATTTAACCGATACGATACGCAAAAGCCCCGTGTGGGGGTCTGTGATTCGTTCTTGCATATATCCACGGTTGTTAATCCACATAGCCTACTCCTTTCTGAACGGACAGTTCATAATGTGATTTATAAACTCATCCATCCTTTTATCTTTTGTTGCGGTGGCTTCCAAAAGAATATCCATCCTCTTGTCTTTTAATGCGACTTGTTCTTTCAGAAAATCCAAGCTTCTTCTAAACTGTTCACGTTCCTTGTCCAACTTTTCGTGATACTTTAGTTTTTCTTTCGCTTTTTCAGCCTCCAAGGCATCTATCTTCCGTTCAAGTTCCTCAATTCTTTGGATTTTGTACTTCAGAAGGGTTTTCATGGCTTGGATGTCCATGTTATCACCCTCTTCGATTGTCTCAATGTCCAACAGAGCCTTGGCAATCGGGCGAATGGTTTCCTCATAACGGAATGAGAGTGTTTCGGAACCTTCCGAGAAAACCCTTTGGATGGATGACCTGGAGACATAATCTCCGTTGTTCTCGACCATTCCGACAATCTCGTTAAGGGATAAGCCTTTTTCTTCACGGACTTCTTTGAGTTTCAAAATGAGTTCTTTAGTCTCTACCATACATACTCCTGTTCCAGATGTGTTTCAAAAACTAATACAAAGTGTTTCAGAAGTGGGACTTTTGAGGCACCCTAGCCGTGGGTAAAATTGAGTCATAAAGGAGGACACAAATATGGATTTACTCGAGTTCATAGTTCTTTTTCTTAAAGCAAGAAAGGAAATCAAGGATCAGATTTTGGCTTTAATAGAGAATCAATTGCAGAACGAATCTCGGGAATAGCGTGAAGATACTTTTGATATAATTCTGCTGCCTTCTCAACCTCTTTCGGGTCATAATCCTTAAGTTCCTCGGAATTTTCCCATCCCATAATGTACCCAGGGGAGCAATCAAGCCGAAAAGATAATCTCTCAATGACATCTGAAGGGATATTTGTGATAATGTCGTTCTCATATTTATATAGGGTTTGTTTTGAAACCCCGATTGCATTGGCAAGGTCTGTCTGACTTACCCTTAATTCTTCTCTTTTCTTTTTTATTCTTTGTCCTTTAGTCATAGTACCTACCTCCACTAAACATTTTATAACTTATACCGTCACAAAACAAGAAATAAATAACTTGACAAGTTACAAAAAGGTAATATAATGAGAGTAACTTGTTAAGTTACAAGTTAAAAACGTAGAAAGGAGGGAAGCAGGAGAATGGTTGATGTAAACAAACTTAAATCCATCATCGTTTTAAGAGAAAAGACACAGGCAGACGTGGCAGAACACATAGGAATAAGCTCAAAGACTTTCTATCTCAAGATGAAAAAAGGAGTTTTCGGATCAGATGAGATAGAAAAGATGGTCGAATATCTCGACATTGAAGAGCCTATTCCTATTTTTTTTGCCAAACAGGTAACTTAAAAAGTTACAGAGAGGAGAAGGAATGGCGAAATGGCTTTCACCCACAGACATACAAGAGACATTCCGAATCGGCAAGACACAGAGTTATGACCTTCTGAAGAAGTACAGAGAAAACGGCGGTCAGTACATCCGAATCGGGAGATTGACGAGAGTTCCACAAGAAAGCTTCGAAAACTATCTGCTTAAAGAAACGGAGAAGTACCAAAATGAGACAGTTTCTTAATCATCTATTCACTCTTTTAGTCGGAATAGCGGTAGGAATAGCCGGATATGGCTCTTACTCGCATCACAATCAACCCACAGAAGTTATCAAAACTGAATATGTGTACATCGAGCGTGAACCCGAGATTATCACAGAAACGGTCTATATCGAGGTTGAACCCGAGTTTTACCGAAATATCCCCGATGCCGATAGTTGGTACTACATGGACTACGCAATGAGAGAGGGCGAGGGAGAGGGAGTGATCGGAATGTGTTGGCTCATGTATACGTTCGGCAATCGCTGTGAAGCGTTTGGGAATACCCCCGAAGAAGAATGGGCTTCATCCGCTTCCGAATCATCAATGTTTCGGACAGGGATAGAGCCAAATGAGGATTGCTTAAAAGCCTATGAAATGTATGTCGAGGGATGGATCCCGAAACCGTTGTATTTCAGAGCCGGACATTATCACAGCTTCGGAACTCCACTCTGTGAAGTGGGAAACCATTACTTTTCTTGTAAATGACGGAAGGCAAACGAAGAATGACGAACGAGTTTCTACTACAAGACAGGCTTCAAAAGATTCGGCAAATCATCCGCAAGTACGGCGAAGAGAATTTTTATATATTTTTTTCGGGCGGTAAAGACTCAACAGTTCTGTCAGCCCTTGTGGATATGGCAATCGGTTCACAGAACCAAATACCGAGAGTTTTCTGTAATACAGGCATCGAACTCGTCATGATCCGAGATTATGTTTTTGAACTTGCCAGAAGTGATGAGAGGGTGCAGATAATTGCTCCCACGCTGTCGATTAAAAAGACCCTTGAGAAATACGGCTATCCATTCAAAAGCAAAAAACACGCTAAGAAGTTGGGGACATACCAAAGACACGGTATGACGAAAACAGCTTTGAATTACCTCAACCCGTCTGCCAAAAACAAAACTTTTGCTTGCCCCGAAATGCTTAAATATCAGTTTTCCCCCGACTTCCACCTTAAAGTTGACTATCAATGTTGCGTGAAAATGAAAGAAGAGCCTTTAAGGAAGTGGCAGAAAGAACACGGAAAAAAGTACGCAATCATTGGAATTATGAAAGATGAGGGCGGTAGTCGAGCAAAGGGAAAATGCTTGGTGTTTGACGGTACAAGCAAACTAAAAAGTTTTCAACCACTTATACCGATCACGAAAGATTGGGAAGAATGGTTCATAAACGAATACAAGATAAAGATTTGTGACATTTATAAGCCACCTTACAATTTTTACCGCACAGGGTGCAAGGGGTGTCCCTTTGCCTTGAAACTTCAAGAAGAGTTGGACACTTTGGACGCATTTTTTCCCGCCGAACGTAAACAATGTGAAATCATCTGGAAGCCTGTTTATGAGGAATACAGAAGAATTGGATATAGACTTCGTAAGGCTGACCAGGGCAGACAAACAACAATCGATGAATTTTTTAATGAATGAAGGAGAGAAAACCTTGAACAAAGTGATCATGATGGGGCGATTAACTCGTGACCCCGAAGTTTCATCAAGCACGAGTGGCACAACCTTTGCCCGATATTCGATAGCGGTTGACCGAAAGATAAAGACCGAGGGACAGCCGGAAGCAGACTTCTTTACCTGCACATCGTTCGGTAAGCAAGCCGAGTTTGTTGAGAGGTATCTAAAGAAGGGAACGAAGGTTGTGATCACAGGACGATTGCAGAATGACAGTTACACCAATAAAGAGGGTCAGAAGGTCACAGTGACCAAGATCATGACCGAAGAGGTCGAATTTGCAGAGTCCAAGAAGGACGGACAGACCGAGCAGAGAACAGAGAACAATGACTTTTTGAGCGTTCCAGACGGAATCGCTGACGAGTTGCCTTTTTCATAACCGAAAGGAGAGAACAATATGCAGATGACCAAGAAAGCAAGACTTCTTAATTACCTTAAAACCCATAAGAGAGGGATAACAGGACACGATGCACTTCTTAAGTTGGGGCTTTACAGATTATCCGGCGAGATTCATCAGCTTCGTAACGAGGGACATAACATCAAAACCGAAATGATGACCCGAGAGGATGGCACACAGTATGCGAGGTATTACCTGTGATCGGAACAGCACTGCAATGTATCGCCTTTCTCACGAATCAGATAGGTGGAGAGTTTGAAGTTCGGAAGTACAAGCCCAAGCGGAGCAAGAGAGCGAATGCCTACTATTGGAAACTCGTGGAAATGATCGCAGAGGAGCGAGGAAAAGACGGTGTGGCGGTATCTGCGAACCAGGTGCATCGGGAACTCATGGAAAGCTATGGGGCTTGGGAATATGACGAGAACGGAGAACTTGTAACAAGCACGAATATCGTGGGGCATCTTTCTCGATACGGTTACTTCACGAAGCCGATAGCGATGGTAGAGATGGTCGGGATCAAGAAGGGCAAAAAGACTGTTCAGCATGGGGAAGTAAGAATCTGTGTAAGAGGTTCGCATACATACGATGCCCACGATATGAACCATCTGATCCAAGGGGCGGTCATGGAAGCCCAGAACCTTGGAATACAGACCATGACTCCGCAGGAGATAGAGCAGATGATTGCAGATATGGGAGAAGCATGAAAAGCATAATTCAAGAACAGGACGAATGTTGGATTTGCCGGATGGTTTACGGAGTCGTAACCCCTGCAAGTGACACACATCATTGTCTGCATGGGAGCATGAGGGAGAACGCCGATGCCGATGGTTTGACCGTGAGATTATGCAGATATCATCACGAACGTTTGCATGACAAAGGAGAGTTTGATAAGTCCTTACAGATTTTAGCCCAGAAAGCGTACATAAGAAAACTTGTAAGTGAGGGCATGGAAGAGGACGAAGCAAAAGAACAGTTCCGGCAGAGATACGGTAAGTTTTTTGAAATATAAGTGAGGGTAATTTATGGGACAGGTAACGATCGGAGAACTTACAGAAGACCTTCTGCCTTTCACCGAGAAGGGAAACAAGGTCAT